GACGCTTGCGCGTTCGTGAATTGGGCGAGACATGGCGGCGGCGAACAGTTGCAGGCGAGTACCAATAGCGACGTACCCTTAGCGTGGTAACATGACTGATTCAATTTCAATCAACGGCAACGAATACGACCCCAAAGTAGTGAGTGCGGGTGTCTCACTGTTTAGAGGTGCAATGGGCCAGAACGCCAGAGGAATCCAGCCCACAAGTGGCGGTGGTCTTGGCGGGGCAGACATAAGCTCAGATGCAACAATCACCCGCTGGCTTGGGGACCAATACGGCGGTGACAGGGACGTACACAAAGTCCTTGGCTATCCTGATTTAGACGATGATACCGCTCTTGAACGCTACAGGGCGAGATACGAATATCAGGACATAGCCGCGCGTATCATTGACGCCTTCCCCAAAGAGACGTGGAAGAACCCGCCCGAAGTGGTGGACGAAGGGCAGGACTCCGAAACCGAGTTTGAGCGGGTTGCGAACAACGTCATAAACACGGAACTATGCAGCTACCTTGAACGACTCGACAGGGCACAGCGCCTTGGCGAGTACGGTATCATGGTGGTTGACTATGACGACGGGCAGGACTTAGACCAACCAGTTCAAGAGAGTGCAATCAGTTCCGTAGACGACATTACGTATTATAGCGTCTTCCCGCAAGAGCAAGTCGAAGAATGGGAACTCGGCAAAGAGAGCAACGAATTTGAGAAGGAACCCACGGACGAACGGTACAACAAACCCGTTCGGTACTACGTCGACTTTGGCGACATAGACGCACAGTCTCAAGACGATGATTTCCGGTGGGTGCATTGGTCTAGGGTTGTGCCCCATGCAGCGGAAGGCGCTCTTGAAACGGACCTGAAGGGCGAACCCGCACTAAAGAAGGTCTTTTACCGGCTTGTTGACCGGGAGAAGGTGGTTGGTGCCTCGGCTGAAATGTTTTGGTCGGGCGCTGACGAGAAGATTATTGCCAACGCAAGCGAGGATTTCGCCCTACAGCAGTACGGGGACGACGGCGAAAGAGAGGATTTCAAGCAACAGCTTGAGTCCCTGCTACACGATATGCAGAAGTATATCGTGAGTACGGGCATGGAGTATGAGGTTATCGGTGGGCAAGAGGTAGACCCCACCGGAGTTGTCGATACGATAGATAGCAGTATTGCGTCTGCTATCGGGATGCCCAAGAACAAACTACAGGGCAACGAAACCGGGGAGAGAAGTACCACCCAAGACCGGAACAACTGGTTTGACAATATCTCAACTCGGCAGACCAACTTTGCCGGGCCGAAGATGTTGCGGCCAGTCCTTGAACGGTGGATTAGCTTCGGGATTCTGCCCGAACCCGTTGATGCTAACTTTGGCATAGATTTCCCCAGTCTGTTTGAACTCGGTGAAACGGACATAGCCGACAATCAGCAAAAGAGAGCGTCTATGCTGCAAGCCTCCGGGTTGGCTATGACCCTCTCTAGCGAGCAAAAGTTAGATTTCCTCCAAGAAGGCCCCGATGGGGTGGACATGGAGCAAGAGACGCGCGAACTCCCGATTGATGAGAACGATGAGCGGGTCCAAGAGCAATTCCTCGGGTCGGCTAATGAATCGGACACGTCCCCACCGCAACAGGCACAGACGAACGCACAGGCTGTGTTAGACATACGTGAGAAGACAGACGCCATGACGGACACGGGCTGGAACCGTGCCGAAATGCTGGCCGAAGGTGGCGAACTCTCGGAGAGTGTCATACAGAAAATGGCACAGTTCAAGCGACACCAATCTAACACGGAGTATGAGAACTATAGCGACGTGCCAGAGTCGAAGAAATCCGGTGAGAATCCGTGGTGGGGAGATAACGGCACGGTCGCTTGGTTCGGGTGGGGCGGGACGGCAGGTGTCGAGTGGGCGGTTGAACAGTCGGAACAGATTACGGAGAACCTTCTGGCAGGTGAGTTTGAACCGGGATATTTCGGGTTGAACTTTGACCCGGTGAAACACCCACGGAACCCGAAGACTGGTAAGTTTGTTGAACGGCCTTACCCCGTTCCCGATAACATATCAAACATGCCCACACAGCAAATCATAGCAGACGCATGGGCAGAAGACCCCAATTTTGCCGAGAATCTAGAAGAAATAGCCGTTGATAATGAATACTTGGGGCCGGAAACGGCTGCCTCAATTATTGAAACCGCCAAGAAGTCGGATTCATCAACTGTCTACGGTATAAACGCTTTCAAACGCGACATGTATGAATCGCACGACTTAGATATGTCATTTGGCGAGTTTCAAGACGAAATTGAGCGCGTCAAAGACGAGTTGATGATGGGGACAGAAATGGCCGCCTTTTCTATAGTAAACGGTGATGTCTAATGACGGTTCCAGAACCCCCTTCGGGCCTTTCCGATGAGCTGGAAGACAAGTACAAAGAACTCATCAATCGCTTAGTTGCCCGTGAAGAAATTGTTGAAGCTGCTAGTTCTACTGCCGAGAACGCTACACGATACTCGGAGGGTGACACGGTAAGCACACCGCAAGGCGTGGGCGTTGTGTCTGACGTGTTCACAGAGAGTGGCGAGTTTGCCGGGAAAGAGTATGAGGCTTCCAGTAGCTCACCGGCTTATGTGGTGCCACACTCCCAAGGCTTCGGTATCTACAAAGCCTCTCAGTTGAGTGCTGGTAGCTTTGACGGGGAAGACGTGGACCCCTCGGACCTAGCAGCGGAGAACGTCGCCAACGTCTACACAGAGGCACAAGAAGACGGTGTAGCTCTACAGTCGAGTGAGTTCACTGATTACCTCAAGGGGCGTGGTAGTCTCTTGAGCCGACTAATTGGGAACGAAGACCCGGAGGTTGGTTTTAGAACCTTGCCGGATGGGTGGGATAGAACGTCTGTCCTGCAAGCGTGGGCGTCTCTTGGCGGTTCCTTTACGTCTTGTCGGGCGGATATGGCCGGGGAGATACGTTCTCCGGCGAGATTTTGCGCGGCGATGAAAGACGAGGTGATGATGACCGAAGAATGGAGGTGACTAACGCATGAGTGTGAAAGACATGGCGGAGAACCACAGTAGCAACAAGAACCGGACGGATTACGACTTTCCCCCGATGTGGGGTCGGTTTAGCCCGGAGCAAAAGAGCGCGTGGTATCTGAGGCGACGTGTCTATCGCCAAGCAATCGGGCAAGACACGGCGTTTGGACGTGAGCATACCCGCGCTGTAGAGGAAGCGAAGCGGCTGGATACTGATGACTTTCGGGTGTAGCTATGCACTCCTACGCCCACGAATGCCCGCATTGTGGCAGTGGTAGCATAGTCTACGGCCCGGATTTCATTGTGCCGTGTGAGTATTGTGACGCCGATTCCCTCCGACACTAACCAATGGTAGACACGTCAGACCTTACAGACCGGCAACGCGAGCTAATCCACCACCTGCCCGCTGACAAAGACACGCTTGCCGAACAACTCGGGGTTGCAGGCACAACGGCGAAAGACCACATAGCCTCACTCCGTGATAATGGCGTCAATATCCAGTACGACCATGAGAACGGCGTCTACGCCTTAGCCGACCAACAGAAGGTTAGACGTGTAAGCACCAAGCACACCGGAACCAAAACCCGCGAGGCTAACAACTTCGTTACGGAGGTAGAGCGCACGATACTCCGTAGGCTGGAAGGCTCCGATGAACTCATAGCCCCACAGAAGCCCACACGGGGCAATGAGGATATGGTCTTGCATCTGACGGACCTACACATTGGCGACGTTGTAGAAGACGAAACCGGAACGGAAGTTTACAATACAGAGATAGCCAAGAACGCCGTTGATACCGTCACTGAGCAAGTCCTAAAGCTCAAAGAGACGATGGGCGGTATAGCGGATTTTGATACGCTGCATGTCCTGTATGGCGGGGACATGATAACCAATGAAAACATCTACGACGGGCAAGCATTTGATATAGAGAGTTTGCTTGTTGACCAAATGACGACGGCGGTCAACAGTCTAACCAAGCAACTCAAGACGTTTAGCAGAGAGTTTGAGACGGTTAACGTCATCGCACAACCCGGCAATCACGGCAAGACAAGAGCCTCCGGGGTGAGCAAACAGGCCAACATGGACCTTGTGACCTATCGGTGGATAGACGATAGGCTACGCGAGGCTTCTGTTCCCAATCTCGACTTTACCACATCTGAGGCGAAGTGGTATCGGACGTTCGGTATGCGTGGTGGCAAGTGGACCGGCTTCTTAACGCACGGACAAGACGCCCAATCGCACGTTGACGCCACTGCTGCCAGTAGTCGAGACTGGCGGGGTTGGCTCAATGAATTTGACTTTGACGTAGGCTATCGGGGCCACTATCACGAAAGTCGGAGGGAAAGCATACAGAACGGCCCGTTTGTGTTTGAATCGCCAAGCCCGAAGCCGGATGATGAGTGGACGAGTCGAATCGGCAAGGGGAGTGTTGAAGGGCCGAATAAGCGGTTAGCCACGGTCCATGGTGTGAGCGATAAGCGCCCGGTGACGTGGGAGTGCGTTCTTGATGACGGCTAACTATGACCTGCCACGCCCACAACCTAACAGTCAGAAACGACCCAACGCGCACTTTAGAAATACGCGAGAACTTTCTGCAAGACATACGCGGGCGATTCCGTCGAGTGTCCGGCGTAGTCCGCCGAACAGTCGGCTACGAAAACGACGCCTTCGACCTAAGCCAAAACAAGATAGACGCGCCCGAAGCCTACGATTTCCCCACGGACAAGGAAAAGACAGACGCCTTCATAGAAGGCCTAAAGAGCTGGATAAGCGAAGAAATCCTTGAACCGGCAACGTTTAGCGAACTCCGTAGCGGGGAGCATTGGACAAGCGAATACATAACCAGTGCATACGTCACGGGTAGAAGTGTAGCAGTAGACCGCCTACGAAGCGAAGGCATAGACGCCGACCCGTGGGAAATTGACGAACTCACAAAATCACGAACGAGCCTCAAGACGTTGCGGGACTTGTGGACGCGGACCTACGGAGCCCTCGAAGACATAACGGATGATATGGCGGGCGTCATCCGCACTGAGCTAACGAAAGGCTTTGCCAAGGGTGAGAGTCCGAAAAAGATAGCAAGGCGGCTGACGGACGAATTGAAGGCCATAGAGCGGACGCGAGCCGAAACAATGGCCCGGACGGAGGTGATTGAAGCTGCAACAGACGCCACGTTTGATGAGTACGAGAAGGCGGGCGTGGATACGGTTGGGCATGGCGAGTGGCAAACGGCGATGGACGAAAGCGTCTGTCCGTTCTGTAGGCGTTTGAGCGGTGAGCGGTTCAAGATTAGCGAGTTTCGGGCGGGTCATACGGTAGTGTTCCGGGGGCAGACGTATCGGTTGAACTTCCCTGCCCATCCGAACGGCCGTTGCGTTCCTACGCCGGTTGTCGGTTTCAGTGGTGAGTTAGAGCCACTGGCGGAGCGAGTACCGGGTAGATTAGTCACCTGACGGTGTAAACCAATCCGCCGGTTCAATTAGTAGGTATGGGTCATACTCGCCTTCAATGCCGTAATCAGTGCAAGAAATGGTAAACTCGCCATGCGACATTGAAACCTCATTGCCTGCGATTTTGACACCGTTGACAACTTCATTCAGTCCGTCGCCACGGACACGGTACCCGTCAACTATCCCCATTACAGTTAGTTCATAATCGGCTTTCATAGCAGCCTATAGCACGTAAAGCACAATAAAACCACCCGATGACGGGTTAGAAGCCCCGAGGTATTTGGATACCCTATGTTCAATCAAGCAATCAACACCGAGAGCGTCAGAAATGAAACGCTCAACGGCACGGAGTATATCGTTGCACCAATCAACCTACTCAAGCCGATGCATCTCAACGTCCCGCCCACATGGGACGCTAATGAGGCATATCTACCAGCGGAACAGGCCAAAGAGTCCGTCCCAAGCTGGAACGGAACGCCGCTAACACTCAATCACCCGGCGGCAAACGGTAGTGGTGCAACAGCCAACAGCCCCGAAATGCACGAAAACACGGTCTTAGGCCGTGTGTTCAATGCCGATTGGAACGGCGAGAAAGTCACGGCAGAAGCGTGGTTTGACGAGAAAAAAGTCCGTGGCATGGGCGGCATGGCAGAGAACGCGCTTGAGAGAGTGCTAAACGGCGACACAGTGGAAGTGTCGACCGGCTATAGAGCCTCCAAACTACCAGCGGGAGAGTACGACGGCGAAACCCGGAACGCGGTACAGGGCAACCTCAAGCCGGACCACGTGGCAGTTTTGCCGAACAAACAGGGCAAGTGTTCGGTTGAAGCGGGGTGCGGTGTGGGGGAAGCCGTGGCGAATAGCATGATTTTCACGAATGCGATGAATGCGAACTTTAGCAGCGGTGATGTGGTCCGATGGGACTCATCGGGCGGCCCGGCGATGGGCATAATCAGAGAGACGATAGATGAGGGGCAGTTAGACGACGAGATAGACGGAGACGTTACCGTTGAAGCGCCCGCTGCCCTGATTGAAATAGTCCAAGAGACGGACGAAGGTCTTGAACCGACTGATACGATGGTTGGGCACAAGACCGACACAGACACGCTAAGCCATGTAGACAACCCGCCGGAGGTTGTCGAGAACATGGACGTGCCGGAGAAGTACGTTTTCGACAATCCGGGCGAGGCTATGGAGAAGGCTCAAGACATGGGCTTTGAAGAAATCCATAGCCACGAAAGCGACGGTGAAACCATGTTCATGCCGGGGCCAACGCATGAAGACTTGCTTGATGAGTTGGAGAGCGACAACAGCAAGCATGACATGGGCGAGAACGCGGTGTCTCGGATTGTTGAAGCCGTCAAAAACGCAGTGAACAGTAGCGAAACGGGAGGGGCGGAATCCCCTGTGGATACTGACGATACTACTACAGATACTATGAGTGACAAGACTCAGGAACTCGTGGACAACCACGGGTTTGACGCGGAGAACCTGCCCGACGAAGACACGGATTGCTTTGAGGCAATCTATAACCGCTTTGTTGAGGCAGAGGAAGAACAGACTGACGAAACCGAGACTGCCGAGAACGCCGTTGTCTTTGACTCTGAGGAAGCCTTTGAACAGAAGGTTGCCGAAATTGTTGCCAACCGGCAGCAGGAATCCGAGAAGGAAAAGCTGGCTTCGGAGATTGCGGCCAACTCGGCGGAGTATGAAGACTCTGAAGCGGTGCTTGAAGACTACCCGACTGTTGCGGCCCTCAACACCAAGCAGAAGGATGTTGTGGGCGGTGAGCCGGACTTTAGCGGGGCTGTCGGGGCCAACGCACAGCCTGCAACCAACACGGACGACGCTGAAGACATGACTATTTTCGGGAGTGACGCATAATGGTGAAATCTGACCCTGATACGATTGTTCTGGAAGCGGAAGATGACAGTTTCCAGCGCACGAACGCCGAAGCGGATGGTACAATCACCCCCGGCCAGATTGCCGAGATTACGGGAACTGATACGTCGGCGGCTAACGACGTTGACCTTGTTGACCGTTACTCGACTAGTGCCGAGAAGTGTGCCCTTCGGGTCGCACTTGAACAGGCTAAGACCGGCAAGACCATTGAAGACGACTACGCCGATGGGGACTACCTTGAATACCGAGTCTTTGACTCTGGGGAGGAATTTTACGGGCTTGTCTTTGACGGCTCTAATGCAGGCGGCACGGGTGCCGACCTGAGCGCCAACGCAAATATCAGCAAGGGGGACCGGCTGGTAGTCTACGCTGGCGCTGGCGAGAACGGCAACCTTCGGGCACTCGACACCGGCAACGGTGACGCTGAAGGCGCGGCCCTTGTGGAAGCCAAGGAAGCGGTTGACAACTCTAGCAGTTCTGACCCGGCCCGTATCCGGGTGGAGGCACTATAACAATGAGCAACGCAGAACTCTCTACGAACGACGGTATGGACTTCGGTGGCGCTGCATGGGGAGCCGGTTTCAACTGGTTCCAGATGGACAAGTCGGAGCGGAAGGCGTATGCTGCTAACGCGCTTGCCTCTAACGCTTCTACCCTTGAGCGTGACGAATACGAAACCCTCAGTTCCCGCATTATCCAGACCTACAAGCGGAATCTGACGGGCCTGTCCGACCTTCAGGAACAGGGCCTTGTCCGCAACGTCTCACTTGCCACGCAGGTTGACCTGTGGCAGACCCTCAGTGAGACGACGGAAGCGGATATTACGATGGACGGCGAGGATCAGAGCGCCGCAGACCGTGTGCAGTACGACACGCAGGGCGTCCCCATCCCCATCGTTCACAAGGACTTCCGTATCCCACAGCGTGAGCTTCAGACTTCGCGCAACATGGGTAACGACCTTCGGACGGACACGGCGGCAGAGGTTAGCCGTTCCGTTACCGAAATGGCCGAGCAGATGCTCTTTCAGGGCTGGAACCCGGCGGTTGACACCGCACGCGGTGACAGTTGGCAGGTCTACGGCTACACTGATTCGGAGGTTTCGGCTTCCGTTTCTGGTAGCGACTTCGGTACGGAAACCAACATTCGGGACACGTTCACGGGCGCGATTGATAAGCTCATGGACGAGAACAACCAGAGTCCTGCCGGTGACGGCTTCCTGACGTACATTAGTCAGACTCAGTACCGCCAGTACCGCAACGCCATTGACCCGGACGGTGACGGGAACCTGACCGTTCGGCAGCGTGTTGAAGATGAGTTTGACATGGAGCTTGGCGAGATTAAGAGCGTTCCTGATTACGTTCTTCCCGATGGGGAAATGGTCATGGTCAACCCCGCCCCGGACGTTATTGAACTCGCTCAGGCCGAAGATATGCAGACGCTTGAGTGGTCGAGTGGTAGCGGCATGACCAACTTCTACAAGGTTCTGTGGGCCGGTGCCCCGGAAATCAAGACGGACGCTAACAACAACTTCGGCGTGGCTCATGTCACCGGTATCTAATCATGTCTCACGAATGGCACGGCGTGGGTAGTCTGACCCGCGTTCATGGCGATGACGTAGCGCCCGGTGAAACCTTCGAGGCGACTGAAGCCGAACTCCGTGCCTTCGGGGACGTGATTGAATCAGTAGCCACAGACGGGGATGAACCACCCGATGAGATTAATTGTGCCTACGGTGATTGCTCCCGCACGGTGAGCGAGGAAGGCGATTACTGTTGGCAGCATCCGCCGGAAGACGACTAACAACCCCGCATTTCTTTCAGTACGATGGCTAGGATTAGCACAAGCGACTTACAAGAAGTATTTGATACCGACCTATCAACGACGAGTCTTGATAGGTGGATAGCGATAGCCAATGAAACCACGGACGACGTGGCCGGGGTTGACCCAAGCCTTAGTGCGACTCGACTGGAACAGATTGAGCTTATGCTGGCCGCGCATTACGCCAGTAGCCAAGACCCACGGCTCAAATCCGCCAGTGCCGAAACAAAATCAGCCGACTATAGAAAGAACGAAGACTACAGTACGGACTACATGGCGACGGCGGTTTCATTGGACCCCACGGGCGTTGTGGCGAATCTGACCAAACAGACGGCTACGCTCAGTGTGCCGGACAGTCGGAACATTGAATGAG